TGCAAGCAATAATACACCAGATGTTGTAGATAGAAATGAGCTAGTAGGACAAATTTTCCTACAACCAACTAAAACAGCTGAATTCATTATACTTGATTTCAATGTATTACCAACTGGAGCAACATTTCCATCATAAAAATTAAAAAATAGAATATTTATAATAAAATAATAAAAAAGTAATGAGTTACATAAATAAACAAAATACAGCACTTGTAAGAGTAAAACTTACTGATGTAGGTAGAGAGTTATTGGCTAAAGGGCAATTAACGTTTGATTTTTGGTCAGTAGGTGATTCAGAAATAGATTACAACTATGTTAGTGGTTGGAAAGAGTTTAAGCCCTCAACAGAAGCTAAACCGGGGCAATTCCTTTATTATAATGCGGATGGTACAATTAATACAAACTACCAACAGATATTAAGACCGAAGGATAAACAACCAACACAAAAATCTTATTTGATTAATTCTAATAATGAAATTACTAATAGATTAGATTCTAATAGTAGTGTAAGATTGATTAAAGGGGTTATTAGTAATCAGGCAGAAGATAGAGGATATTTTTCTGGTTCTACTGTAGACACTGGTTTAATTACGAACACATCTACTTTATTTATTAAAGAAACAGGTTCTGTTGATTTAGGTAATTTCAGTGGTGGTAGTGATACTACAACATATACTAAAGGAGTTTTAGAATTAGATACACCATTGACTGCAACTTCAGTTAATGATTATATTGTATTTAAGTTATCTAACTCTACGTTAGGAAATACTACTGAAACTGCAATGACTGCAGCAACAATTAACCAATTCTATAATATTAATGATATTACAGGAAATACAATAACTTTAGATAGGGATTTACCTATATTAAGTGCAAATTCTGGTACTGATATTGCTTATTACACAATTCCTGGTGGAAACAATCCTGCAGATGATTGGTATGGAAAAGATTCATCAACAGCATATTGGAATACAGGTACATTATCTTTTAATAGTAGTAATGATATTTGTGTTGAAAATATTCCAGTTTGGAATATGAGTAATGTTTGGGATGAGAATATGGCTGGACAATTTGAGGATAACTCAAATACGTATCACAATCACCAATTATTTGGTTCAGAACAATATATTGGAACTAAATTATTATTAGGGTACAAAGAAACACCAACTAATATTATTGCCGAAAATCAATTATCTCTTAGTTATATGGATAATTACCAAAAAGGTATATCAATACTACATTATACAAATAACACTATATCTAACTTCTATGGTGAGTTTTTACATATAGATGAGGATAATGGTAAGTTATTAAGTTTAGATGTTCCAGTAATGTGGCACAGAAGAAATGAAGGGACAGAGAGTGGTACTACAATGGGTATGAGATTTGTTTCTGATGGTGTTGAAAAAACATTAACTAATTCACAACATAAGTATTATGATTTAATTGAGTATAGTGGGATGTCAGTTACACCAACTACACCTTTAGTTGTAGGTAAAGTATTCCATAACTTAAAGATGGTAGTTATTGAAAATGAAGAATTATTGGCGGCTACATCATATAAATCTAATAGAAATTATACATTACCTGATTTAGCAGGTTCACTTATAAACTGCTCAGACTCTTGTGGTGGGTTATTAAATCAGAATGAAACATTATATTTAACATATTATTTAGCATCTGATTCAGGTGTAACAGAAACATTACCTTGTCAAAGATATACGAAAGTTAAAAACACTGGTGTAGACACAAAAGATTTTGAGTTTAGATTAGAGGATGTTGATAGACTACCTTATATGAGAAAGGTGGAAAAAGGTTCTTACGATGGTGCTGGTTTCTACGCAAATGATTTTGTTGTATTAGCGCAAATTATTGATGAATCAGTAACAAGTCGTCCAGACCCTAAAGAATGGAGAGAAATAGACTTTACAAGTACATCGATAACTTCAGGTGCTAGTGAAACAATAGACCCAATATTACTAGAAAATCAAAATCCTAATGTAACAGGATTTAAAATGACTAAAACATTATATACAGGTGCAACTAACTTCAACTTAGGAGTACATATAGATTTACCTAATGGTAGTTATTATGATAAGATGAACTTCGGTGATGAAAGATTATTCTTTGGTAATTTAAGAACTCATATTGGTGCGACTATGTATAAGACATTATTTACATTAAATATTGATGGGGCTGAGTTCGGTGATAGTAGTAATGTGACTTATGATACAGGTAGTGATAGATATGTGTCTGAAGTAGCGATTAGGAATACTAACGGTGCTTTAGTTATGTCAGGTAAATTGAGTCGTCCTATAAGAATAGCAAACGCAACAACTGCGACTATTGAAGTAACAATGGATTTTTAATTAAACGGATATGGGATTAATAAGTACAGCAAATACTATAACTATAACAGCTAAATTAACTAAGGCTGGTAGAGAAAGGATAATAGAAGAGAGTAATACGATTATCTCTAGTTTTGTATTAGGTGACTCTGATGCAAATTATAAAACTAACCAAACATTAGTTACGGGATTAATACCTGTAAATAGTGGTGATTTAGGTGAGAATGGTGGTGTAAATAATAATATTGATGGGGGTATTGATGTTAAAAACAAATTATACCTTGCAAATACACAAAAGAAATTAAAACCTATCGAAAAAGGGTCATACCAACTAAGAGGAGAATTAGTCAATTTGGGAGAAACTACTGTTAGTGGTAGTAATTTAACATTCTTAACTCTAGATAGAACAAATACATTAAGTAATAAAACAAATTATTTTAAGACATTAGATTTACCTATTACAGATGTTAGAAAAAACTTATTTAATACAGTATCCCAAAATGGTGGGTGGTTAGATACTACTTTTAGTGGTATAAATACTGATAATGTATTAATGGTAAATATCAACAAAGATACTTACGGTGAATTAGTAGATGGTAAATCTATTAAAGGAGAAATACCAGTTGCAACAGGATTTACTACTGGTGGTACTGTGACAGGTATTACAAATTATACTTTCTATAGTACATTTATAAATGCTAGTCAGTTCCCTAAAAAGACATTAGATAACAATTATAAAGATGAATCTGTATATACACAAGGATTATTTAATGGTAGTATGAATGTTGCTTATTTAGTGAGTGACGATATACAAAAACCAAATAACGATAGTGGAAAGAGTTGGGCTACAGGATATGATCAATTCAAACCATTTAGTGAAAAGAGTAAATCATTAATCAATGTAAATACTGTTACAGAAACAGGAATCAATGCAGATAAGAGAATTGGTATTGCTTATTTAGATAAAGGATTAATTGCGTTTACTGAACCATCAATTGTTAGTGGTGTAACAGAAGCATTTAATTTTAGTGGTGATGTAAATACTACTACAGTTAGTAACTCTTTAGGGTTTACTTATATGACTGGTAGTACTTATAATTTAACAATTGATAGTTGTCTTAACAATTTAGTACAAAATATCGTTTGTATTGCTGGTAGAGATGAGTTTTACAGAACTGATAATGATACTTGGAATGAGAGTGATGATATTAGAATTAGTGAGATTGGTTTAACAGATGTTTCTGGA